AGAAGAGCCCCCCTGTCTTTTCTGAACCTTCTCTCCCTAAGACCACCAGCACGGTGCCAAATTCACCTTTTAATAAACCTGATACGCTTAACTTCGATGCAGATTGATACAGAAATAAACCAGACTCAACGAGGGGTCGGGCTAATTGGGAGTACCGAGCCTAGAATCCACACGCCTTTACTTAAAGGTAATTCCAAAGCTCAAGAGGTAGCCGATCTAGCTGAGAAAATAGGCTTGCCCTTAATCCCATGGCAGCGATATGTGCTCGATGATCTTTTATCGGTTTCAGATGATGATACCTGGCGCAAGAAAACAGCATTAGTCTTGGTAGCACGTCAGAACGGCAAGACTCACCTGGCACGCATGTTAATCCTTAGCCATTTATTCTTATGGGGCAGTAAAAACGTTCTAGGCATGTCCTCTAATCGAAATATGGCATTAGATACATTTAGACAGGTCGCTTACACAATAGAAGATAACCAATTCTTAAAAGACCAGGTAAGACAGATAAGACTTGCTAATGGTCAAGAATCTATCAGCTTACTTAATGGCGCAAGGTATGAAATTGCAGCTGCTACTCGTGATGCGCCTCGTGGTAAAACAGCAGACTTCTTATACATCGATGAGTTAAGAGAGTGGACACCAGAAGCTTTCACAGCTGCATTACCTGTAACTCGTGCAAGACCCAATGCCATGACTTTAATGACTAGCAACGCAGGAGATGGGTTTAGCACAGTACTTAATGAGCTGCGTGAACGCTGTTTATCTTATCCACCAGAGAATCTTGGCTTTTATGAATGGTCAGCACCACAGCATTGTAAGATACAAGATCGTAAAGCCTGGGCTATGGCAAACCCGGCACTTGGCCATTTAATCACTGAGCAAACATTAGAAGAATCAGTCAATACAAACAGCGTAGAAGCTACACGTACTGAAATGTTATGCCAATGGATCGATAGCGCAGTCAGTCCTTGGGTGTATGGATCTATTGAAGCATGTAGCGATAGCAGCCTAGAAATACCTGTTGGACCAAATACAATTATGGCGTTTGATATTGCACCGACAAGAAGATCGGGCGCATTAGTAATGGGTCAAATGAAAGACGGCAAGATTGCAGTAGGACTTGCACAGCTGTGGCAAAGTGAAGTGGCTATAGATGAAGTTAAGATGGCAAGTGATATAAACGAATGGGCTAAGAAATATCACCCACATATAATTTGCTACGACAAATACGCCACACAAAGTTTGGCAACAAAATTAGAGCAATCAGGATGGCGCATGGAAGATGTAAGCGGCCAGATGTTTTACCAGGCTTGCAGCGACTTAGCAGATGCCCTGGCTAATATCAGACTTATACACTCAGGTCAAGCGGATCTAGTACAGCACTTAAATAACTGCGCTGCTAAGACAAATGATGCTGGCTGGCGCATTATTAGGCGTAAATCAGCAGGCGATGTTACAGCTGCTATCAGCCTTGCCATGGTGGTAAGCCAACTAACAAAACCTCAACAAACTGCGCAAATCTTTGTCTAACTTGCACCATTAGTCCGATTTATGGTATAAAGTACTTCTATGGGTCTATTGTCTGCTTTGGGAATTAACAATAAAAAAGAGTCCGTTCAAGCGCAATACGCCCCTGCCATTATGGACACAGCTTATGGCTATGGTTCATTTACAACTGGTGTCGGTAATTTCCCTGGTGGATTAGATCGTAATTATGCAATGCAAGTACCTGCTGTATCTCGTTGCAGAAATCTTGTAGCTGGTGTAGTTTCCTACTTGCCGTTGAAACTTTACAAAAAGTCAAACGGTGAGGCGTTGGGGAACCCTCTGTGGTTAGATCAACCAGACTATCGGCAACCAAGATCCGTCACTATTTCCTGGACTGTCGATAGTTTGTTGTTTTATGGTGTTGCTTATTGGCGTGTTACAGAATTATATGCAGACGATTTAAGACCATCTCGATTTGAGTGGATCGCTAATAACCGAGTTACATTTACTACAAATAAATTTGGCACAGAAGTTAGCCAGTATTATGTAGATGGTATTGAGTCTCCAATGTCCGGTATTGGTTCACTTATTACATTTCAAGGATTAACACAAGGCGTATTACAAACAGCATCACGCACAATTCAAAGCGCATTAGATATTGAAAAAGCCGCAGCTGTATCTGCACAAACTCCTATGCCAAGCGGATACATCAAAAACACTGGCGCAGATTTGCCTGAATCACAAGTATCAGGATTACTGGCACAATGGAAGCAAAGCCGCCAAAATAGATCAACAGCATATTTAACTAGCACATTATCTTATGAAACCACAGGGTTTTCTCCTAAAGATATGATGTACAACGAAGCGCAACAGTATTTAGCAACACAAATTGCAAGAGCTATGAACGTGCCTGCGTATTACATTTCTGCTGATATGAACAACAGCATGACTTACCAAAACATTATTGATGGCCGTAAAGAGTTTGTAGCGTATTCATTACAGCCATTTATTTGTGCCATCGAGGATCGTTTATCTATGGATGATATTACGCCTCGTGGCCACGTTGTTAAATTTGCAATCGAGGAATCATTCTTGAGAGCAGACACAATGAAACGACTAGAGGCATTAGAGAAAATGATCGCCCTAGGTTTGATCGATGTAGAAGATGCTAAAGAAATGGAACAAATGACTCCTAACGGGAAAGAAGTAGAAGATGATACTTACATTCAGTAGCCAGATCGAGAGCGCAGACGGTGAGCGCAGAATCATCGCTGGCAAGATCGTGCCATACGAAGAAGTAGGCAATACTTCAGTCGGCAAAGTGGTCTTTGCTAAAGACTCCATTGAAATTGGCGATCCAGGCAAAGTCAAGATGCTAATGCAGCACAAAAACGACAAGCCTATTGGCCGCATGCAAAACTTCAACAAAGCCAAAGATGGCATCTATGCATCATTCAAGATCAGCGCATCTATGCAAGGTCAAGATGCTTTAATTCTTGCTGGCGAGCAACTAATTGATGGCCTATCAGTAGGCGTAGATGTAAACAAATCAATTCAGAAAAAAGATTATTTGTATGTAACAAGCGCAACCCTAAAAGAGGTAAGCCTTGTAGAATCACCTGCATTCTCAGCTGCGCAGGTAACTAAAGTTGCTGCTAGCGAAAGCGAACCAGAGACACCAATCAATCAACCAGAAAGCGAGGCTCCTGTGGAAGATTTAGCAACAGTGCCACAAGAAGCAAAGGCAGAGGCTGCTACTCCTACAGTAGAAGCTGCTCGCCCAGTTATTACAACACCACTTATCCAAACATCTATTCGCACGCCAATTACATCTATGGCTGCGTACACAGAGCACAAAATTAAGGCTGCTCTAGGTAACGATGATTCAAAGCTATATGTAACAGCAGCTGATGATTCTTTCGCAACCAACCCAGCATTTTCTCCAACAAAGTATCTAGCAGAGTTTGTAACTAACACACGTTTTGGTACACCTGCAATCGATGCATGTTCACAAGGCACATTACCAACATCTGGTATGTCCATCTCTGTACCATCTTTGGTTACATCAGCAGGTGGCGGTTCAGGCGTAGCACCAGAAGTTACTGTCGAGGCAGAAGCTGGCGCAGTGCAAAACACAGGCATGGAAACTCAATACTTAACAGCAACTGTATCTAAGTATGCTGGTATGAACACACTATCAGTTGAATTGCTAGAGCGTTCAGATCCTAACTTCTACGCAGAGCTAACAAAGCAACTTGAGTACGCTTACCTAAAGCGTTTAGATCAGACTGTACTTGCAGCTTTGATCCAAGCATCTGCTAACTCAACAAATACAACAGCAGATCTAGATGGTATCGTTGCATTCTCAACAGAAGCAGCACGCACTATCTACGCAAACACTGGCTACTTTGCACAGAACTACATCGCTAACCCAGCACAATGGGGTGCGCTAATTGGTGCACAAGATACAACAAAGCGACCAGTATTCAATGCATTACAACCAATGAACGCAGCTGGACAAGTTAACCCAACATCAATCCGTGGTAACGTGCTTGGTCTTGATCTATATGTAGACAAGAATTTCACAGCTACAACATTTGATGATGATTCTGCTGTAATTCTTGCACCAGAAGCATTCACTGTATATCGCTCAGCACAAAACTTTATGAGCGTTAACGTAGTATCAAACCTACAAGTACAGGTAGCAATTTACGGATACATGGCAACACTTGCCAAAATGCCTAACGGTATTATGAAGTACAAGAAGACCTGATAAGAACCGTTAACCAATAAGTAATCCTCTGGGGTTTAGTAGCCCTAGCCCCAGGGGAGCTTTTAAGAGAGGAATACAATGCCAGCCACTTATGTAACCACAGCCGAGTTACGCTCAAACCTTGGTATTGGCACGTTGTATTCTGATGCAACAGTTGAAGAAGTTTGCCAAACCAGCGAGGATTTAATAAACCAATACCTATGGTTTAACACTGCCCCAGTAGTAGGCACAGCATTACAGGATAACGTGGCAACTCTTATGCTTGCCAATCCAAACGCATTCGCTGCGACTCAATCAATAGTGGTTAGTGGATGTGGTGCCGCATTTAACGGCACGCACACAATCACAGGCACAATCCCGCCAACATCAGGCACTACTAGCCTAATTCCAGTATTTATGTATAACTACGGCCAAGTTAATTACCCTAATGGCTATTCATTCGTGCAGTTTAACAAAACAGCTGCAAACCAAGTTTTCCACAAAGTATTACCTTATGGCGTGGCTACTGGCCCCGATCACAAGACCCAATCTTATGCGACAACCCCAGCAATCAGAGAGGCTGCGATGATCGTAGCTGTAGATATCTGGCAAGCTAGACAAGTAAGCCAGACTGGTGGGGTCGGTATGGATGGGATCTCTGCCAGCCCTTATCGGATGGGTTATCAGCTGATTAACCGAGTGCGTGGTCTCATCCAGCCGTATTCAAGTCCAGCATCACTGGTGGGCTAATGCCAGCAGCAATAACCACACTCCGTGGCACACTAGCAACAGACTTAGCCAATGCAGGCGTATGGTCTACCTTTGCTTACCCACCTGCAACTTTGCTTGCAAATAGCGTAGTAGTTACGCCATCAGATCCTTACATAGTGCCAAGCAATAACGAACAGGTAGGCGTATCACCTTTAGCTAATTTTAAGATTCTAATTACAAGCCCGGCATTTGATAACCAAGGCAACCTAGCAGGTATGGAAACTTTTATAGTCGCAGTAGTAAATAAGTTAGCAGCATCATCTTTGGTGCTAAACATATCAAGTGTCTCCGCTCCAGCTATAACTAACGCAGCTAGTGGAGATTTATTAACATCAGAAATAACCGTATCAATCCTAACGAGCTGGAGTTAAAATGAGCACATCAGAAGACTTAGCCTTCTTAATTAAGACAGGCCAAATCAAGGAAGCACCAAAACCAACTGCACAAACAAAGAAAGACGAGGAATAACGAATGGCAATTTATCTAAATAATAACGTGGGTGTTAAGTTGGCTACCAATGCTGCACCTACAACACCATCTATCGATATCAGCTCGCTAGTAACTAGCGCAGTAATTAACCAGATCGTAGATGAGCTAGAAGTAACTGCTATGGGAGATTCTGCTCATAAGTTTGTTGCTGGCCTACAATCAGGCACATTTACCATTGACTTTATCAATGACTGGGCGACCAACCAGGTAATGCAAACCCTTAATGAGGCATTTGGCAAGACCCTTGCCGTGTCTGTTATTACCGTTAAGGGCACAACAGTTTCAGCTGCTAACCCTACCTACCAATTCTCAATCTTAGTAAACAATCTAACTCCAATCGGTACTGCTGGCGTTGCAGAGGTTGCAACTTCCTCAGTAACCTTTACACTTAACTCAGCGTTAACAGTATCTCCATCTGTAGCGTTCTAATTAAGGAGTAATAATGGCAAAGCTAAAGATAACAAGGGCTAATGGTGAAGTATCAGAGCACAAGATCACACCAGGTGTCGAGTACGCTTTCGAGTTAAAGTACGGATCAGGTATTAGCAAAGTCTTGCGTGAGCACGAGAGGCAAACAGAAATCTTCTGGCTTGCTTATGAATGCTTACGCAGGGCTGGCGTTCAGATACCTGTATGGGGTGTGGATTTTATAGACAGTCTTGAAACTGTCGAGGTGTTAGACGAAGAAAAAAAATAGTAGAGCGTAATTCAACTTTATACAGCATTGCCGCTTTAAGTGTAGAGACGGGAATTGCGCCTAGCGAGTTTATTAACATGGATGCGGAAATGTACACAGCCATTGTACAAGTCCTAACCGACAGAGCTAAGGAGATCAAGAATGCCAGCAGAAGTCGTAGGCGTTAAAGATGTTCTTCAAGGCTTAGTTAAAATTGACGAAGATATGCGCCAACGTATTAGCGTGGCTATTGATCCCCTAATGCGTGGCGTGGCATTTAAGGCTAAAAGTTATGTGCCTGGTAACGGAGATGTGCTGTCTGGCTGGGCTAAACCATTATCCTCAGACGTAGGCTATAAACCATTTCCGAAGTATGATGCAAACGCTGCAAGGCAGGGTATTGGCTATAATCCTGGTAAAAATAAGATTACTAAAAATGGATTTCAAGTTAGCCAGTATGTTTACAATGTAAGCCGTCCTGGATCAATTTATGAAGTAGCAGGCCGATTAAATCCACAAGGCCGTGCGCCATTTGAGTTTAGAACATCTTACGGAGAAGGCGGCACATACACCAAGAAGTCTGCTCGCAGCAAAGCAGTACAGGCCTATAACTCAAACAATCCTTTTGCTAGCCAACAATTTATAGCTGCATTAGAACCAGTTACAAAACAACCAAAGGTTAAAGATGTGCGTGCTAGTGGCCGCAAAACACAAGGCCGCTTAGTTTACAAGGCTTGGGCGCAGGACAGCATGAAGGTTTATGAGGCAATAGTAAAAGCAATTAACGGCACAGCCGATAACTTTAACAAAACCACACAGATTAAGAAGGCAGCGTAATGGCCAATATATTTGTAGCAGCCACGGCAACCTGGAATGGTAAAGCCCTTAAAGGCGCACGTAAAGATATAAATACCTTTGAAAAACAAATACAAAAACTGGGCAGGACAATAGGCGTATCTCTTAGCGCAGCTGCTTTAATTAACTACAGCAAGAAGGCTGTTAATGCCTTTGCAGCAGACGAGAAGGCAGCCAAAGCCCTAGAGCAACAATTAAAGAACACTGGCTATCAATTCAGCGCACCAGGCGTTGAGATGTATATTGCTAATCTACAGAAGGTTAGTGGCGTATTAGATGATGAGTTAAGACCAGCATTCCAGTCTTTGCTGACTGTTACTGGATCAATTACCCTAAGCCAAGAAGCCTTAAACACTGCGCTTAATGTAAGTGCTGCTACAGGTAAATCTCTTGCTGAGGTTAGTCAGGCTTTAGCCAAAGGTTATTCAGGTCAGACCACAGCCCTAAGTAGACTAGGTGCTGGATTAAGTAAAGCCACCATTAAGACTGGCGATATGGATAAAATCCTAGGCGAGTTAAATGATAAGTTTGCAGGACAAGCACAAGCTCGATTAAGCACCTACTCAGGCAAGATGGATCTGCTAAGGGTTGCCAGTGCTAACGTATCTGAGGAAATTGGCAAAGGCATTATCGGTGCATTAGAAGCATTAAGCCAAGACACCAGCATTGAGCAAACTACAAAGAAGATGGAAAACCTGGGCAAAACTACAGGTAATACCATCAAAGGCTTAGGCGTTTTAATTGCTGAGATCAAAAAAGTACCAGGATTAAGTACAGTCAAAGATATCTTATTC